CGCAGAACGAGGTGAATCCAGAGCGAGTTGTGTTTACTTGTAAGAAAGTAGAAGCTAAGACAGAGATATACATGGATCGAAAGAAGATCATCAAAATAGTACGATGAAGATTCATACCGAAATAGTAAACGGTATCTGTCCTGATTGTGAAGAGTATACAATGTTGGTTGGTATAACTCGAACCTTTTTTAAATGCGTATCTTGTGGTGCTCCCTTAGAACAACAAGTTAATGGTGTAATAAAATACATCCCCAGGTTGTCACAAACTACAATACAATCAAAACTAGCAGATTATTTTAATGGCGAAGAAGTCTAAGTTTGGCGTAAATACGTACGTAAAACGTACAAAACCTAAGATAGGTAGACATAAAAAACGTATGAATAAGTCCGAAAAATTAAATTTTAAATACTATCGTGGCCAGGGCCGTTAGTGTTCTGGAATATCATCATATTTCTATTCTGGGTTGATATAATTTTATTTATAATTATTGCAATTGGCACCTTGACTTATTTCTTATAATATCCTATATAGATATTAGAAAGGAACTATTATGGAAACATATGAAATAATAATTTGTTTTGTAGCTGGTTTTGCTTTTGTATGGTGGTATTTGTTGCCATGAGATATACATACAAAGTAAGAGAACTTGGTAAAGAAGAAACAACAAACATGTATGCCATGTCTCTTAAAAAACTAATAAGACAACTAGATCATAAAAAAGAATATGCTGTTGAATATACAAACAAGCATAAAACTTTTATATCTACAACGTTGAGAGGTAAGGAACCTAAGTAATGAAAGATAAAACGATAAAGATAACTCCGAAGAACATAACACAAAAGCAATGGGCTAATCTTCTATTAGAATTAAATCTAATGAAGACGGCCTGGAAACCTTATGGTGTTGAGTTAAATATACAGGCACCGGGGATCATGAAAACGATAAAGTGGGGCACAAAAGTTGGTGCACAGTTATCAGAAAAGAATCGGTAGTGGAAATTATTGTTTTTACTGGCGACATATTTAAATTAATTCCAGTGAAAGAATTAATGAAAGATATAGTCTTAGTACAAGAAACTGACATGTTTGAGTTGTGTGAGATTTTACGACTCAAACTGACAACGTATTTAGATACGCCTATTAATCGACACGCTATGAACGATGGCAGTGGTGATTTTTATGGATGTATTATGAGGTAGACCGGTTAGTAGGCGTCGATACAAATGCTTCGCGCTAAGTCACTCACGTTAGCTATGACCCGAAGAGGGTAGCGACGAAAGCCGGACGGGGTGCAGTACAGTGCACACAGATCTGTACCCCGTATTATGAAGTAATACCTGGAACCATCTCGCAATGAAATTTTATTACAATACCATGTTTGTTAACTTCCTTCCGACCAATCTCTTCCATTTTTTCTGCAGCTTCTTTATACCCAAATTGAGCACATTCATAATGGGTCCTAAAAGATTCACGCCAAACATACGACGGCATGCAATCACCCGCTACGCTAGAACAAATTGTAAGTACTAATAAAAATTCCATTTGACACCTGTTGTAATTTATGAGATTAATCCTATATTAGTTAAATCTAAGAAAGGAGTATAAAGTTTATGACAGACATAAGCAAATATAAAAACGTCTCGTTATCACATAAGACGTATGACACGTTAGATCTTCTTCGTAAAAAGATGGTTCCAAATACCGTGTTAAGTAGATCACAGACAATAACTGTATTAGTAAATGAGAAAGCAAATAAGTTAAATGGACGACTTAAAGAAAAGAAATAAAATGATTTGCCCACGGTGCACCGGTAATGGTTATGTAAAGATACCCAATCAATCGGTTGGTAATCCTACAGAAATTGTTGCGCAGTGCACAATGTGCAGATCAGAGGGAGAAATAGATGAAGTTGATAGCTATGATTATAGTGGTATTAACCATAACAAGTTGCAGTAAGTACGATCCTAACGATATGTTAGATCCTACTTCTACAATAGTAAAACAAATATTAATGAAAGGTAAACAATGAAGACAATGTTAATAATATTAACAGCGTTATTACTTACAAACTGCACATACAGAATACAGTTTGGTAAAGCGTGCACACCTGGCAACAGTGAATGGAGTTATGTGTGGTTAAAAGAAAAAGGTGAAGTAAACATCTCAAAGGAGAACTGTACAAAATGACAGACTATACATATAGCGGTAACGTAAGAAATAATAGAATAGATCTAAATGATAAAATAGCTAATATGAAAGAAGGTATTTTATTTAAAAAAGAAGATATACTAGTAATAAACGAAGCTGCAAACTCGATAGAGTATCTTGAGAATCAGAACAAACTTCTTAAAACTAAACTTAGACAACTTACTGATAAGTATAAAGATTTAGAAAATCAGTATAATAAGATTTGGGAAGAGAATCATAACATTAGAATCGTTAAGAAAGCAGGAGAAGTATCGTGAGATCAGAAATGGATATAGCCTATATAGCTGGACTCTTTGATGGTGAAGGTAGTATCTACTACGCAAGAAGACCGGAGAAGAAGAAAAAACATAAAGGCAAAGGTTATAGAATCTCTAATAGTCTACGTATGAGTATGGAGATTACGATGACTGACCAGTCTGTGATTCGTTGGGTCCACGAAGTATTAGGTTGTGGAACTGTTGTACGTAAACCTAGAAAAGGTTTACGTAAAGACGGAACTAAATACCTGGTGCAGTGGAAGTGGCGATGTACATTCAGAGACGCGTATTACGTGTGTATGTTACTGGCGCCCTACGCCCATACGAAACTAGCTAAAATCAGACAAATTACTGATCACTATTCTAAACAAGATGTTAAAATGATGAATGGTAAGGTTGTAAGTTTAACAGACTATAAGAAGGCTATGATATTAGAATGATGTTAAGATTTTATATGTGGGTGATGGGTTGGTCTGGACAACTCAGTGCGTGGGCATGGCGTAAACATGCTAAGATTATCCGGAAAGATCGTAAGTGACTCCAGAGTTTGGTTTTCTAATGCTATTGTTTGGCATGAACTGTATTCTCATTGGAGCCTTAATTGTCTGGTATGTAATAAATAAATATGTTGTAAAGAAGGATGACGATAATGAAATGGAATAAAAAATTTATATATCCTAAATCAACCAGGTCACTAATTAATGGTAAACGACACTATGATGTCGGAACTAATGAAAAGTTACCGAGTGTCACGACTATTTTACAAGCGACTCAGTCGGAAGAGAAACGTAAGAAATTAGCCGAATGGCGTGCAAGACTAGGTAATCAGTACGCTGATCGTGTAAAAGATTTATCTGCGATGCGTGGGACTAGTATGCATACGTATCTTGAAGGTTACATCACAGATCAACGGCACCTGGACCTGACCGCTTTGGGTCAAGAAGCAGGGCGCATGGCTGATGTGGTTATTAGATCGGGGCTCGGGGACCTGGAAGAAGTATGGGGCACTGAGGTGACATTGTATTATCCTGGCCTGTATGCAGGGGCAACAGATGTTGCCGGTATTTATGACGGGCGCGAAAGTATAATAGACTTCAAACAGACAAACAAGCCTAAAAGACGTGAATGGATCGAAGATTATTTTATACAACTAGCTGCATATGCAATGGCACACAATCATGTGTATGACACCCACATCCAACAGGGTGTGATTCTAATGTGTTCAAAAGATGGCTTCTTTCAGAAGTTTGTAGTGTCTGACAAAGAATTTAAAGACTACAAATACGCATTCTTGAAGAAAGTCGACTATTACCATGAGAATTGTACCAAGAATAAAAACAGCCAAGATACAAAAAATGATTGAGAAATACGCTAAATCATTGAAGAATTTGCTCATAAACCCTATTGTATACACTTTATTCTATAAAAATAAAAAAAATTTTTTTATTTTTTTTAAACCTTGGTACAATTGGTACAAATTAAAAAAGATAGTAATACCAACGTTTATTCGTTCATTTTTGTACCTATACCCCTTGGTACAATTGGGTACAATTGGTACAATTGTTAAAAACACTAGGTTTTACAACGATTTAAGGGGTCGCGCGCGTGTTTTTTATTTTTATTTTATAAATTATAAAACCTGGGGTATACATACCTCATGAAGAGGAAGAAGAGATACAAACATGCAGTCATCAACAAGAAGAAATACTACTTCTATTCAATCAAGTGGTTCGACATCACGGGCGATGCGGGCCATAAAACAAAAGAAGAGATGGAGAAACTACCCATATCTAAAATGATAACGCAAGCATATGTATTTAAGAAGAGCAAAAAGTTTTTAATTACGTTTAGTTCTTACGACACAACAGACGAAGTCTTTAGCGATACAAATATATTTCCAATGGGTTGTATAATATCTATGGAGAAGATTACTCTCTAAAGTTTATCGTTATCGTTTAATCCTACGTATATTACTACACAGAGCAATATAAATGCTATGATAGTATTTATGGGTAAAAATGGTTCCATTACTCTTTTAGTTTTTTGAGTGCTAACTTAGTCTTAACTATATTCATGAGTCTTTCATTCTTCTCACGTGCTTCATCAGCATCTACCTTGACGTTCATATTGAGTCTTTTATCTACGAATCTACCATCAGCTTTCATGATAATCTCTTGTGCTCTGATAGCATCAGCAAACTTACCATTCTTTTTTGCAATGTCACGTAGCTGTCCTAGTGTTGCTTTTTGTTCTGGTAGATTCTGTTCATACTTTGAGTATAGCTCTTGTTTGAGAGCGTCATGATAGGCCACCACCAGCGGATACTCATCAACATTCATGAGTCTACTAGCATAGTTGCCAGGGTCTGCATATCCAGCCAGCTTAGCTGCTTCTGTTTGGCTACATGGCTCACCATCATGGCCATATACTAGATACATTACAAACTTTTCTTGTTGTGCTGTCAGTTTTTTGGGTAATGACATAATCCTTGTAATATATCCTATAATTTGTATATATCAATATTAGAAATATGATAGATGGAAAGACATTTAGACAGGGTTTAGACAAGTTTATGAAAGCCGAAGTCACTAAAAACGCTAGGGTGCAGATACAATTACCTAACGGAGAATTTTATGACATCGTTGGAATAAAACTACTTGAAAATAAAATTATTGGTAGTAAAGACACACACAGATTAGTTTTATCTTGTAAAAAACCAGTAGAAAGTATGGGTGATCCTGTAAAGATTCTATAAGTTATCTGGACTGAATTATGTCACAGAAAAAGATAAATTCTGAAAGAGATTTATGGAGAAAAGTTAAGAATGAAATTAAAACAATTTCATGGATTCGTATTGAAAATTGGGCTTTACCTGGCACTCCCGACTTGTTGGGCTATGCTCCTAGTGGGTCCTTTTTTACCTTAGAATTAAAATTTACAAAATCCAGAAAAGTCCAGATATCCCCGCACCAAGTTGCCTTCCACACGAAACATAAAAAGAATACTTATGTGCTTGTAGCTTGTGCCCCTAAGCTTGGGTCTTTCCGCTTGTACCCTGGCGCTCGGATCTTGGAGCTTGTGGCTTGCGGCCTGGACCTGACGCCTGTGGCCTCTGGTTGGGATGCTTGTCGCTTGTTGCTTGAGCGCTTGTAAGCTTGCGCCTTTGCGCCCTGAGTGCTGCATAATACTTTGGGTGATACCATATCATTAATGTTTGCCGTAACACACATTTGGTGTAGCTCTATCCCAGCATGCTCTGCAATCCTGGCACTGGTTCCCCTGATCTGGGGCCGGACATGTTCGCTTGTCCTGGCTGGTGACCGTAGACGTCCACGGCCAGAACT